GAATTTTATCAGCAACAGACATTACTGATAAAAAATCTTCTATGCAGGCTATGAGAGATATTTATAACGGACACACTCACACAGGTAATCAAGGTTCGCCAACATCTGCACCAAAGGAGGCTATGTAGAAATGTTTGTTATATCTATATTTAATAACTTAAGTAACTTCTTAAATCGCATATTAACAAGATTGGCTTCTCTTTTATTAATCGCATCAGCTATTAATAATTTTAAATTAATAACTTCTTCCGTATTTGAAATTTCAGTTGCAAGCATATATGCAATAACTGAATTTACAACCTCATCAGGGGAGCCAAAGTATCCGATAGCAATGGCTTCCTGAATAGTATCTACTACTTCTCCTTCAAGTTTAATAATCATATTTTACCTCCTGAGAAGATGTTACCGCAAAATTTTAGAAAGAGTACAAATGACAAATTTGAATGAAATTACTTATATAGATTGGCAATATAAATTAAATGGAATTGGTAATATTGCAGAGGGTGTTGAAGATATCAACCAATGTATTGCAATAATTTTATCAACTCAAAAAGGTTCAGTTCCTCATCGTCCGACTTTTGGTTCGGATATTTTGAAGTATGTTGATTATCCAATTAATATCGCAAAAACAAATATTATCAGAGAAACTATTGATGCAATTTCTTTGTGGGAAACACGAGTAAAAGTTGATGCCGTAACAGTAGAAATCAATGAGACACAAATAAATATAAAAGTGCAATGGTCATTAAGTGAGGGTTCGGTTTCAAATTCTGTGGAGGTTAATTTATGACACAACTTCCTGAACCAAATTTTATCGAAAGAAACCCTGAAACAATTACTAAAGAATGGGTGGAACTTTACGAAAAGAAATCCGGCAAAGTTCTTCAACCTGCACAAATAGAACGGCTGATGGTCGATGTCGGAGCATATAGAGAAACCATTTTAAGAATGAAAATTCAAGAAACGGCAAAGCAAAATTTATTGAGCTATGCTCCTCTTGATATTTTGGAACACCTTGGCGAGCCTTTAGGTGTAAGAAAACTTCTCGCAAACTCAGCCGTTACAGTTTTAAAGTTTAAACTTGATGAGCCTTTAGACTTTGATTTTACCATTCCGAGTGGAACTGAAGTTGAGACTAAAGACGGCTTGTTTATTTTTCAAACAACTCAAACTGTAATCTTGAAATCAGGTCAATTGGAAGTTTCTGTTGACGCTAAATGTCAAACTGCCGGAGCAGGAGGGAATAACTATATTCTCGGCTCAATAAATAATTTAATTACACCATTGAGCTACATCTCTAATGTTGAAAACACAACTATTTCAGCGGGCGGTGCTGATGATGAAGAAGCTGATAGTTTGAGAGAAAGAATCAGACAAGCGCCTGAAAAATTCTCTAACGCAGGAAGTTATGGAGCATATCGTTATCATACTCTATCTGCTCATCAATCTATTATTGATGTTGAAATATTATCTCCGTCTCCTGGTGTTGTAAATATTTATCCCTTAACTGATGAAGGGAATCCTAATGAAGAAATATTAGAAATTGTCAGAGAATATTATAAAAAAGATGGCATCAGACCTTTAACAGATTATGTGCAAATTCAATCACCTGAACGAATTGATTTTTCTATAAAGGCAAAACTTATCTTATATCAAGATTCAGATTTAATTAGCGTTCAAACAACAGTCAACGCAAAATTAAGTGAGTATAAAAAACAACTTGCAAACAAATTAGGTAAAAACATAGTTAAAACCCAAATAAAAACTATATTGAACAGCATTTATGGTGTTTATGATGTTTTAGAATTAGAGCCTGAAAATATTGATGTTAAAAAATGGCAATGGGCAAATTTGATTAATTTTGATATTGAAATCGGGGGTTATGCTGATGAGTAAAAATTCTCTGGCACCGATTAACGACATCAATTTGCAAATTTTTGATGAAATATGCGAAGAACGTTTTTCTCAATTAGATTTAGATGTCCTTTTAGTTAATATTATTGATAATTTACCTTCCGATGCATTGCCCCATTTAGCCGAACAATACCACGTTATGGGTAATGAGGGATGGTTACAATGTCGAAACGATAAAGAAAAACGAGAACTAATTAAAAAATCTATTGAAGTACACCGATACAAAGGGACAAAATATGCCCTGCAAAAAATCTTTGAAATGTTTAGTCTTGAAGGTGTCATTAAGGAGTGGTTTGAAATCGATGGCGAACCTTATACCTTTACTGTTGATATCAGTTTTGAAAGAACCGGCATAGATTTTGAACTTTTAAAAAAACTTGAAGATTTAATAAATGAATACAAAAATGTACGTTCACATTTGGCACACTTAAATATTGGAATGCCGACTAATACTAAAACAAATATTTCTGCGGTTAGTTTATGTGGCGAATGTACGACAATTTACCCTTTTCAAAAAACTTTATTTTGGGATGAAGACAATTGGAATGAAGGTTATTGGGTTAAACCTCATAATCAAAATGCGAATTTGCCAATTTGTGTTTGGGATGAATCCGAATTTGATGAAAGTGCTTGGTCGTTTGGTTAAAAGGAGTTTTTTATGGATTTTTATACAATAGTTACAAATGGCGGAAGAAATAATATTACACGCTCATTAGCAAAAAGCTCAATTCTTGAATTAACAAGTTTTGCTGTTGGCGATGGCGGTGACGGATATTATGATCCTGACATAGAACAAACTGAACTAATTAACGAAACTTACAGAGGCAATATTTCAAAAATTTATGTTGATAAAGAATTCGAAAACCGTCTTATTGTTGAGTGTGCAATCCCTTCTGATAGTGGCGGATATTATATTCGAGAAATCGGTATTTTTGATGCCAATAAAAACTTATTTGCAGTAGGCAGAATTCCTGAAAGTTATAAGCCAGTTGAGGATGAAGGTTCCACAAGGGATTTTTATATAAAAGTTGTTCTTGAAGTTGATAATTTGGAAGAAAAGCAATTAATTATTGATTCAAATATTAGTATTGTTTCTTATGATTATTTAGAATCAGTCCATAACCAAGACCCTAACGCACATTATCGATTAATTGATGCCGATAAAGTTGATGGATTTCATGCAGGGAATGAGGAAAATAAAATTCCTGTTTCAAACGGAAACATAAATTCAATGTTAAACGCTGATTTAATAGATGGACATCACGCAGGAAATAATGGTAATGAAGTTTTAGTTCTAGATAAAAACGGTATTGTACCTGAACAAAACTTAATTCCTTATGCATATAAAGAACATACTCATCCAATATCAGAAATTGAATCAAACGAAGCTGTTCATAGTTTTGATAATCTTCAAATTGTTTCAGGATATAACGTAGGAACAACAACATACGTTTATCCTCCTGATTATTACACAATGAATGATTTATTAGCTTTTATCCCATCGGTCAGAGTTATTCATTATAGTGGCGATGTTGATGGCAATGACTCTCTTTATTGTACTTGGGAACGAGAAGCAACACGAATAAAAATAACTTGTAGAAATACTGAACAACGTGCCAATCCACAAGTTAATTGGCTTGCATTTTGGCGAAAAAATAGACCTGCAAAATACGTATAAAAGGAGTTTTAATATATGAAAATAGACGAATTAGTAATTTTTAAACCAAAAACAAAAGCTGTAGCAGAAGATGTTAACAGTAATTTTGAAAAATTAAGACTATCAAATAACGAACAAGAAGAATTTTTAAATAAATTACAAAAGAATTTTGATGATTATAAAGCAACACCACTTTGTGAAATTCAATGCGATACCGATATTTTAGAATTAAATGAAGAAACTAACAATTTTAAAGTTTCCGGAACAACCCCTATATCAAGTTTTATCGGAATAACAAACGGAATTGCTTTTATTGAATTCACAGATTCAAGAATTATTGAAAATAGTCCCAATTTAAGGTTACAGAATAATATTGATAGAGTAACAAAGCCTTCTGATATAGGTATTTATTTGTTTGAAGACGGATTAGTTAAAGAAGTTAATTATTTTACTTCTGTTGAAGAAAAAACAAATTCACTACCGACACAAACAATTATTGATGCCCCAAAAGATGAAAACGGGAAGTCAGATTTTTTGCGAAAAGTTGAATTTTCAGAAGATATAATGCCCATATTAGAAGATTTTGAAAATGATGATTGTCTTGTATCTTCAAGCTCTCAATATGACGCAATAAATTATATGGCTTGGAAAGCATTTCGCCACCATACAAATGATGCTTACGGTTGGCTGACAGTAACAGGGGTATCTAATGGATGGCTAAAAATTGAATTTAAGAATCGTACTCCTAAAATAACAGCATTTGCAATAAATGCAAGAAATGCAGCAGATGTTAATGCAACAAGTCCCGGAGATTTTATTATCGAAGGAAGCAATGACGATACCAATTGGACTTTACTTGGCGAATATCTAGGAAATAATAATTGGTTGCAAAACGAAAAAAGATATTTTGCATTAACTACTTTTGGCGAATTTAAATACTATCGAATTACAATAAACACTCCTGCCGGAGCCGGAGCTTATGTCGGTTTTGGAGCATTAGAATTATTTGAGACTGTTAATGAATATAACCCAATGGATGTTGAGTTATTAGCAAGTATTCCTGAACCAATTGTCGTTAATACCGGTCTTGGAAGAACTAATACCGGTAAAATTAATCAACTTTCTACAATAAATTCCAATCATATTTTCAACGATTTACAAAATAACACATACAGTTATCTTGGTTATAAAAGGAATGCTGAAAATAGATTAGAGCCATTTTCAACAACAGCAAGACCTTTTTACGCAAGTACACTTCAAAGACATTCCCAAACAAATTCAATTCCTACAATGATATCTTTAACAACAAGCAAGGAGTTTAAATCTGGATATGTTGTTTCTGCAAGTAGTTTTTATGCTCCAAAAGAAACCTATCCACCTTATTTGGCATTTAACAAAGTATGGAATAATAAGTGGATAGCAAATGTTGTTGGTGGAAATCAATGGTTGCAGATTGATTTTCCTGATTTTAGAAAAGTCGCAAGATTTTCTATTGTTGCTTCACATGATGATGCAGGCGGTTCAATTTCTAATGGTTATATAAAAGGATTTAATGGCGAAGAATGGATTGTTCTTAAAGAAATTGTTAATGAATTAGGATGGACGGTTAATGAAGTCAGACATTTTGATGCTGACACGATTGTTCTTTGTAATAAATTCCGTATTGAATTTACCGAAATTCAGAATATGGCAACAAGAGCTCAAATTGGCGAATTTGAAATTTATGAAGTTGCTGATTGCTTTGTTGTCCCTAAAAATAAATTCTACTCTTACGATATTGAATCCGGCGAATTTAAAGAAAAAGAATTAATTTATACAGGCAGAGTAAAAACAGAACATAACTATGTTTCAGATATTCAATGTTATGCAATTGAAAGTAAATACATAAGTGAAGAAACAGATTTATCCGTAAGCACTTTATACTCTTTTTTCCATAATACAGGAATTGACTATAAATATTTAAAAGTTTCAGGATGGATTAAAGATAAGGTTAATGGTTTTGTGTTGCCTTGGTTCGTAGATTCTAATATCGATTATGCAGTAGAACTAAACAACTACGGATATTATGCCAATGATTGCGAATTTCAAATTAGAACCCCTGCAACAATTATGAATTATAAAGACCCTAATAATGTAACTCGTGCAATTAAAGGCAATGTCTCTTTGATTCTACAAATTGAAAGGAGTTTCTAATGTACTGCGTGATCAGAAATGGACAATATATAGAATCCGAAAAAATACTGTTTGGCGATATGGAAGTACCCAAACGTCCGCATGAGAATGCTGAGTTTATAAACGGCTCATGGTTATTAAATGCAGATTTGCTATTTGCTGAATTAGATAAAAGTGAAGCCGAAGAATTTTTACAATCTACTGATTGGAAAGTCATCAGACATAAAGAACAACAAGATTTAGGTGTTGAAACAACTTTAACCCAAGATGAATATTTAGAGTTAATCACTAAAAGACAAGAATGGAGAAATATTTTAAATGACATCACTAACTAAATTTTGTCTACATTGGACGGCAGGAAGCAACAAACCTTGCGATACGGATTTAAAAGCATATCATTATTGCATTGATAAAGATGGGAAGATTTTTGCAGGGAAATATAAACCTGAAGATAATATAAACTGCTATGACGGAAGTTATGCCAAACATTGTGGCGGTGGAAACACAGGTTGCATCGGTTTGGCTGTTTGTGGAATGGCAGGATTTGATTTAACTAAAAAGCAAACAAAATACCCGTTAACGCAAAAACAGATTGAATCGCTGTGCTGTTTAACTGCTTATTTATCCGTTAAGTACGGAATTTTAATCACAGAAAAAACTGTGTTTACTCACTATGAATTCGACAAAAAAAAGAAACAACCTGAAGGCAAAATCGACATCACATATATTCACTATTTGCCGAACTTAAGTGCAAATAGTATCGGAAATTATTTAAGGCAGAAAATCTCTTGGTACAAAGAAAAAATAAAACAGGGAAAATATACATTTACAAAGAAAGGAGATTACTATGAATTTTTGGCAAAGGTTTAAAGATTGGAAAGTTTTAAACGAATTATGGGACTTGATTCAACCTTACGTTTTGAAGTTAATCGACAAAAACGTACCCAAATATATTACAAAACTATACGAGAATCTTGCT